TGAGCTGGATTAGATTTTACTCTAAGCATTTGCCCTTCACCATTTACGTCATTTACCCAAAGATAACCATTTGCATATTGATTAAGAGTTATATCAGTACCACCTGTTTCTACAGATATTGCAGTTTCACCTGCTGCTACGGCTGCTGTTGCAGTCATATTAGCATGATCAGAAACTACTGCTGGTTGTTGTAAAAGCTTACCTGCTGTTACCGCAGTTCCACCAATACCAACATAACGATATACATTATTACCGTAAATTAGTTTAGCCCCTAGTGGGAATAGTTGTGTTGCACTTTCAGCATAAGGGTTAGCTGTAGCATATTGACTACCGCCTTTACCTATTACTAAATCAGCAGGTCCAAAACCTGTTGCTGCTGCATATTGAATATGTGCACCATCATCAGTAAAGATATTACCGTCTGCGTTGATTACCAACCCATCAGTAATTACACCTGTTGTTGAATTTGTATCAATGGTTTTAAAACCATTTTCGGACCTGACTGGTCCATTGAAAGTTGAATTTGCCATAATTAAGTCTCCTTAATAAATTTATCGTCTTGGCGAGTCTGCTAGGTCAGTCGATAAAAAAAATAAAAACCCTAGATTTTATATAGAAAAAAGGGCGATAGAATTAACTATCGCCCGTTTTATCTTAGCTACTACCCGGTGATCCGTAGATTCCCATGTAGTCACTTACTCCAAATGAGTAACGCTCTCTAGCTTTATAACGAACATTTCCGGTGTCAAAGTCACCGTCCATAGAAGTTTCTAAAGCAGTCCTTTGGAAGTGTTTCATTCCATTAGGTACATCAGTAATAATGAAGAAAGCATTAGTATCTGTTAAATAGTGATTAACAAAATAACCTTCTGGTATTGCTCCATTATTATTAAGTGCGTTGATATCATTATCAGAAGTTCCAACTCTGCCTGTAGTCTCTAAGAGTCTAGTAGCAGTAAATTGTAACGCTGAAGGAATAATCAAGCGTCTTGGTTTAGCAGCAACTAAAAGTCCACGTTCATCTTTAAATCCAGCAATATCAATTACTGCGTTTTCTAATGAAGTTTCGTTTAAGTCGGTTGCCGTAGCTGGACGGTTATTATTTTTACCGCCATCTACCAATGGATGTCCATCACCACCAGTAACACCATCACCGGAAGCAGTAAATAAATTTACTCCATCTCCAGTTTGGAAAGCATTAGTAAAACCATTGTTTAATGGATTTACTGCTTTTACTTGCTTAGTGTAAGACATTGCTCTAGCAAGTGCTTTTGTGTATCTAGCAGAAAGAGAGTCATAGAGGTTATCCTCCATTGCTTCTTCTGTAATACTAAAGCCCATTGCTATAGTTTCGTGATTATAACGAGCAGTGTAAGTTTCTTGTGCTGTATCATAACTGATAGCAGAACCTTCATTCTTAACTGGAGCTGCGTCAAATCCACTTAACTTTACTTCTTCCTCGAAAGATCGATCAGAATTTTCAGTTTCGTAGATTGCTGCGTGCTCATCGTCATAAGACGTATATTCATCCCCAAAGAGTGCATTCAATCCCGGAAGCAGCTCTTTGAGCATTTGTGCTCTTGAAATAGCCATATTTTATACTCCCTTAAATACCTGTGGTATTTAAATATTGATGCCCTGCATTGAATTTAACAATAACATCTGTGAATGAATCACCAACAGAACTATCCGGACCATCAACAAAGTCGATGATGCGAAGAGGAAGAGTAGCTGTAGTCGCTGCAATAGTTGAACTATCGACTGCGTTTTTGCTACGTCCAATATCTGTTGAACCTGCGTTTTGAACTATTGAAACATTATTACCTATAGCTGTTTGAGCTAAAGAAGCGTCACCTTGCATTTTCATAAGAACATGAGGATCATCTAATACATAAGCTTTAATATCACTAGCTACCGTTGAAGCTGGATAAGTTTGTGAATATGTAGGTTGTTTAGTAGTCGGGTCGGTATAAGAACAGCCCATAAAAACACCTGTAGGTGTTAATGCAGTTGTTCCTGTATCTTTTTCTATAGTTCCACCAGCGACTGTTTTTACAAAGTCACCATAGAATATAGCGGTGCCATAGTTACTAGCTATACTTAAGTGTCTAACTTTTCCTGTAAAGGAACCGCTAGAACTTAAAGTGCCAATAGGTTCTGCACCTGTAGGAGTTGCCGTTGCTGACATATCTTTTTCTCCGATTAAATTAAATTAAGCATAATTAAAAATTAATTATTGCCACCAAATTTAACCTTCGTATTTCTTTCGGGTCTTAATAAAGGCATACGAGGGTCATTTTCTCGTAGATAATTTCTATCAACACCTTCCATCTGCTGTTGAGCCATATTTTCGTAATATTTTGCTCTTGCTTTCATTGTTTGTGCTGGTGCTTTACATAAAAGTAAACCACCGATTTCAATGTTACCTTTCTTAGCAAACTCTGAACCATAGTCAGATTGAATTTTTAATTCAGGATGATCTTCAGCTAATACCGGTTCCCAACCTTCACGAAAACGTGTTGAAACGTTTATGTTATCGGAAGCTCCGAGTATTTGTGTTCTCACCCATCTAAAAACCCAACCGTCTTGCGGTATTGGAGTTGGTAAAAGGGATTGAGGAATAAAAGCATCAGATGGACGATAATCGTCTTTTCTTTCATCTACTTCTCTAGGTGCACGCTCTTCGACTACAGATTCGTCTGTGTCGTTTTCATATATATCAGACATTAAATTTTCTCCTTAATGAGTTCTTTAGCATATCTTTCTGGACTAATCCCAAGCCTCTTTGCGAGAGAAACTTGAGTTGAAGTTAACTGTACTTTGCGGGGTTTGCTACCGTTGTTTCGAGTAGATGGAGCTACCACCGATTGTGTATTTCTGGGTGTCACAGTTTCAGCAACTAAGTTACTGTCTTCGTTAGAGTTTTCCACCCCGAAATAATCAGGAAAACGAACTCGCATACGCTTATCCACTTCCTGATAATATTGATCTGACTGTGGAGATACACCTTCTTTAGTAACTAAAGTTTCATGTATTCCATAAGCCAGAGCCGTCATTTCTTTTTGGTCGTCAGAACCAAACCATGAATTAACCTTTAACCAAGCTACAGCTTTTGGGTCTATAGTTTGTGGTTGTTGTTGTGGTATTGGTTGTTGTTGCTGTTGAAAATTTTGTTGCTGTGGTGCTTGTTGTTCTTGCACCCTTTGTCTAACAAAATGATCATCTGCGACCTTTAATTCTTGTTGAGCTTTAAGCATTTCCTGCGTAGCGTCTGTAATTTGATCAGTATCTCCTGTTTCATAAGCTTTCTTATGAGACTCTTTTGCTGATGCTAATTGTGCTTCTGCTTTAGCTTTTACCTGTTGCATTAAAGCACTCTCGCCACGTTGGACTAGAGCTTGTAATCTTCTGTTTTCTTCTGCTTGTTGTTTAGCATAATTAACAGATTCATCTCTTATCTTCTCTGCTGCTTCTTTAGCCCTTCTTTCTTCGTGCCATTCGTATTTAAGTTTACCTATACGTTTTTTTACACGTTCATCTACATCATCGATTTCTTTTTCTAAATCAGATTGATCTGATTCTCTTTGTTCTTCTGAACGAGGTATCTTACGATCTTGTTCAGGTCTATCATCAATGATCTCTACATCAAAATCTACAGCTTCTTCATTAGAAACAACTGTATTTTTAATGCCTAAGAACTTATCTTCTTGTGAAGAAGGTTCTTCTTGAACAATTTCATTTTCGGGTTCTTGATATTGTTCTTCTGCGTACTCTTCGTTTGTACTCATGCTTTTACTACTCCTCTTGGGTCTTCAACAACGGCTTCAACGCTGTCATCGTTTATTAATCTGAATTCTTTTCCATGTACTAAAAATCTAGTACCTGTATAAGAACGCATTATTATCCAATCGCCTTCTTTGCAATAAGAACCATTTGGAAAACGTTTCTTATCTTGGTAAGCGTCTGGACCTAATTTCATTACAAATCCACATATTGATCCAACAGATTCTCTTTCTACGTAGGCAGCAGCTTTTATAATACCGCCTTCTGTTGTTTCTTCTGCTTCAGGTAATGCTATTAATATCCGATAACCAGAGGGTTCTGGTAATTGTTTTGCAGTTGATTCTTCTTTTTCTGTTGCTTCAGAATCTTCTACTTCTATATCTTTAACGGCTTTCATAGTTTCCTTTTATTGCACAGGTTAAGGACCTGAGACCTTTGCATCGTTATGATGTTAGTCTTCTCCTCTCTCTATTAGATCAAGAAGATTACGTTCTGCTAAAGCTAAACCAGCAATGACTCCTGTCATATACCTGTATTCGCCAAAGTCTTTGCAGCTTCCCCCAACTAAAGCATCTGAATGATCATTCATTTGCTCTCTAAGCATTTTTCGTAATGCGTCAGGAAAATTTTCTGTAATTAGTTCGTTCATTTATCTTTGTGTAATATATCTTGTGCAATCTCTTTTCCTATTTTTGCACCTTCTATTTTCTCTTTACTGCTTATATCTGCTTCATCTGTAGCTAGTTTTGCAGCTATGTTAGCACTTGTAATTCTTTCTTGTGAAGCTAAACGTTCTAGTTCTGTTCCGGCAGTAATAGTTGATTTTTGTAAATCAGCAGCAATTTTCTCTGCGTCAGCTTTCATTTTAGCTTGTACTTGTGCTTCTCTTATATCTAATTCACGATCACGTTGCTGTATAACAGGGTCTTTAAGTTTTTGCTGAAGTTCTTTTTGTCTTTCTTCTGCAACATCTTTATGAAGAACTCGCTGTGCAGCTTCCGAAACTAACTGCGACAATCGTAATTCAATATCTTCAGGTAGTGGCTCATCGGGTGGTGGTAACGGCACACCGAGCTGTTCTTCTATTTCCTTTCTGTATTGGAAAGCAATGTGTTCTGTAACGTGTTCAGAGAAAGCTCCTAATATAGCGTTAGCATTAGGACTTTGACCAATCATTTTCCTAATCTTAGGATCATCAGCCATAGCCATGTGAGTCATAATATGAGCTTCATGGTCTTGATACATGAATGATTTAACAGGTTTCTCATTAAGCATATTCATATTTTCAGATACAGGGTTTGTAGGCTCTATATCTTCATCAAGAGGTACTATGCTTTCTGGATCACGTATTCCTAGTGTCTCAAGCATCTGTCTATGTAATTCAGGCATATTGTACATTTGCGGTGCTTGTTGAGCGAGTTGTAATGCTGCTTGATACTGCATGATTCTTTGTGCAGTAGTAGAAGCATTTGGATCAGAGATAGGTATTACATCAACTGCATCATCAAAGTCTTCAGGTAGTAGTTCTTGACCCTCTGTAGCGTATGGATATTCAGTTGGACCAAAATCTCTTATGATTCCTGAAAGAATATGCAGTTCTTTCTTCATAGAAGCATGGATTCTAGCTTGAACAGACCCCATAACCTTCATAGAACGCTCTAAAATAGCTAATGTAGTGCCTACAGGAGCTTGATTGTTCATATCTGCTACTTTCATGTCCGCTACGGAAGCAAATCTACGTCCTTCTTCTACTAAATTGTCTAATAATTGATATAAAACACCTGAAGGCTCTTTATATGGTAAAAAAGTTATATTATCTCGTATAGCACCACCCGGAACGTCCACATCTCTGAACTCACCCGGCATAATAGGGGTATCATCACCTTTAATTCTAAGCCCTCTGGACTTTAAACCGCCCGGAAGGTTAGATAAAGTACCTGCATCCACTAATTGTCTTAATAAACTCGTAGCTGACTTAGCAATACCACCTATAAGGTGTATTAATCCAAAACCATAGAAGCCTAATCCCGGCAAATACTGATAATGGACAAAATGTTGTCGAGACATTTTCTGTTCGTCTTCTTCATACCAATTTCTTCTTATAGAAAGAATCTTACGAGATGATAAATCAACTGTAACTATGTATGGTAAAGCAATTCCTGTGGGTTCACCGTCTTTTAAATCAGGAAAATCTTCTAAATCAAGGTCTACCATCATTTCTAACAGAGTATGTCTCTGATCGTAGTCGTAATTTGTGCTATCACCTGTTAACTGATTGTATTTTTCTTTAATATCACTTAAATCAGCAGTAGGAGTATCTAGTTCTATGTCTCTATAAAAGCCATTTACCTGTAACTTTCTAACTTCATTAGAAGTTTTCTTCATAATGTGCGTAGCACGTTCGCAAGTTGTTAGATCAGAAGCTCCATAACTTACTACAAAGTCTTCAGCAGGTACAAACATAGAGCACGGTCTGTTCATGTTTGGATCAAAGTACACTTTTCTAAAAGCAGAGCCGGCTAGAGGTAGATTAAACAGTAGTTTTTCTGTTTCACTACGATACTCAGTCATTTTATCTGTTAACAGATAGTTTAAATAGTCTTTAACACGACTAGCTTGTTGTTCTTTTTCGCTTGTAATAGTGCCTACTACTTGAGTTCTTACAGGTCCTTTAGGTGGAAACACTTCTGTAATAGCTTGAGCCTGAAATCTTATAACAGCTTCAGTTAATAATGGGTGAAACACCCCACAAGCACCATCCCACGGTTGAGTTCTTTCTTCAATTTTAAGACCTAGTTGATCTAAACCTTTAATGTAAGTCTCTTCCCAATCTGATCTTGATTCTCTATCGCTTGAATAACTAGAAACTAACTCAGATGCTAGTGCATCTAACTCAGAGTCTTCCATAAACTCAGCTAAGTTGTCATTGAAGTTATCTGTAAAATCTACAGCATCAGGATCGAAGTCTATTAGTAGACCTCCATCTTCTGTTCCTATGGCTATTTCTTCAGGATTAGTAACCAATATCTCTAATGGACTATTCTCTACGATAGCTTCAGGTGTTTGTAACGGTTTTTCTGCCATTTATTTACCTAGATTTTTTTCTTCTAATAACTTTGGGTTTTGTTTTACTTGGCTTCTTTGGTGCTTTACCACCAACCCAAGCTTCATTAACTTCTTCTGTAGATTCATCGTCTGCAACAAATTGACCTGTTTTAGTCCTAGCCCTTGCAGGTTTTTTATTCTTTGTCTCTCTTGCTTTAATTGCCTCTTTACTTTCATTTAAAAGTTTCTCTATAGCTTTTGCTTCTTTGTTAACTTTATCAGTTATGCTTTCAGCTTTTTCTACAGTTTTCTTTTCAAAGAAAGAAGATAATTTTTCCCAAAAACTCATACTTGCTCCTTAATAATAATCTGCTCTTGTTCCTACAAACTCTTCATCTTCTTCATCCGAGTATAACGGAACAAACCCACCTTGACGAAATCTTAGTAATGCTTGCGTTGAAGCATCTACTAAATCATCATGCTCTCCACTAGGGAAAGCTGCGAATTCTTCTATAACCTCTTCAGAGAATCTCTTCTCTGGTGCCCATACTATACCTGATGCAAATAAATCTGCTACTGCGTTAACTCTAGCTATCTTATCGTTACCACGACTAGGGGTGTATTCTGACACAGGTATACCCATTGATCTTAGTTCAAAGATTAAAGGCATTCCTGCTGCCTTACCCTCAACAATAAATGCGTCAGGTTGCCATTCTTTCCAATGATCAAAGGCTTTTCTTTTTAATTCAGGAAACTCCATACGCTCTTTAAAAGCATCTAGTAAAATTATATTAGGTTGTACTATTCCAGTTCCTTCGTCTTCTTTGTAAAAAACTCCCCAAGTAGTACAGGCTGAATAGTCAGCACGTTGAGTCTTTAAGAAAGCCGTGTCCCAAGATTGAATAATAAACTCACATTGAGGTGGGCTTTCGTATTCCCAATCTTGCCACCATTCTCTTTTAACAATAGCTCCTTCTTCTGAAGTAGGGTCTTGTTGATACTGTGCAGACCATTTAGCTACCGGTAGTTCTGCTTTTAACTTTTCTAATTCTTTTATATCCCAGAACTCTTGCCATAAACTTTTACCTGAAGGCAATATAGCTGGAAACTCTATGACTTCCCAATCGTCTACACCTGCTCTGTTTTCTTGAGCTTTAATTATTTGACCGGTTAAATCTCTTTTGTGCCAACGTGTCATTACAATCACAATAGAACCGCCCGGTTGTAAACGCTGTCTAGGACCTGATGTATAGTATTCGTACACTCTATCAAACACAGAAGGGTCTCCGCTCTGTCCTTCTTGCTCTGAATGGGGATCGTCTATTATTAAAACATCCGCACCTTTACCTGTAACCGCACCACCTACACCTATCGCAAAGTATTCACCGCCTTTGTTTGTATTCCAACGTCCGGCAGCTTTAGAGTCTGACTGCAACGCTACGTCAGGAAACACACTCTTAAAGTCTTCTGACCCTACTAAGTTTCTAACCTTACGTCCAAAGCCTACTGCTAGTTCAGCCGTATGTGCGATCTGAATGATTTTCTTTTCAGGGTACTTACCTAAGTACCATGCAGGTAGTAAGTAGGATGCAAACTCCGATTTAGTATGTCGGGGTGGCATATTAATTATTAACCTTTTTAAATCTCCTTTGGCAACACGATCAAAGGCATCAGCCATCTTAGTATGATGATAGCCCTCTATGAAAGCAGACCATATATGTTTTACAAAGGGTAGGAAGTTATCACCGCATTCTTTTCTGTTCTTAGATTGTTCGTACTCTTCTAACAATGATAAGAAACGTTTCTGTTCGCTAACAGGTAATTGTTTTATTTTATCAAGATACGGATTAGACAAGTTAGCCCCCACAACATATATAGATTTTTACAGCCACTGGAGAGCAATCTTCGGTGGAGTTGTCATAGGGGCTAGGTAATTCCTTCTCTAGTATATAACTAACTATATAAACTATTAGTTTATAACTAGCTAGTATTAAACTGTTGAGAGCAAAGCTCTCCAAGATTTTACACATATTAATGATCTTCTCATGTACGTCAAGTGTTTTTGTTCTAAATATCAAAACTTTTTTTCGCTTCTTCCATCTCCCGCAGCCACTCCTTTTTCTTATCTGCTAAAGATAAATCCTCGCTCGCGATTTTTTTTTCCACAACTATGTTCGGTTTTTGTTCAGGTGCCACAGTCTTATGTATCACTACGGGTTTAACCAGCTCTGGTTTTTCTTCTACGGGTTCTTTCTTTTCAAACATAGGAGAGTTCCTAGTTGACATCATAGTACGCCATCTCTTTGGCTGCATAGTAATCCAACCGTCCTCATGTAAGCGTTTTACAATAGAATGAACAGTAGACCTAGAGGAGACCCCTACTTTACCCGCTATCGCTTCTAATGACGGTCCACAATGCTCCTCAGACCAATACTCTTCAATCGCTTCTAATACTAATAGTTGTCTTGGTGTCATAAATATATATACCCCCTATAGGGTTCCTTGAACGTTTCCCATACATTATACGAAAATATATAGTATATATGCAAGCCTATCGAAAAAAAGAAGGGGGGGGTGTTTATTATGAAAAATTATGAAAATAATTGAGCAAAATAGTGTACTAGGCAGGCTGTCGAAAAAATGTCAAAACAGGGGGGTCGGGAGGGGTCGGGGTCGCTCTGAAACCCTTATATGATAGTATTTCAGAGGCATTGTATAAAAATTGATCAATAGGCAACACCCGGAATAAAAGAAATAGTCATTGCGGATATGTGGCTATTAACTATTGAACGTTCAATGTTTGTTCTACTATAGATAGGCTTTATTGATTCTGTCCGGATGTGGCAAGTATCTCTTCTAGCTTTGTCTCAATCTCATTGGCTACCTCTTCCGGTGTCCTGTCTTTGGTAGTTGTCTCTATCCTCTCTACGAATAGTCCAACGTCTGAAGTCTTGCCCAACAATTCAAGCGCACGTATTCGTGCTGACTCGTTATTAGTAGGATTCAATGCTTCCTTCTGTAGCTGTTCCAACACAAGATGCCTAAGAGAGAGCGCGCTAGTCTGTGCATACTCCTCTTTTCGCTTATATCCCGCCTTTAACCTTTGGGCTATCTTAGGGTTAGATTTTAATTTGCTTGCTTCTACGTGTATTGCAGATGCCTTCATTCCTTTCGAATTATAAGCAGTCCTATATGAGTCACTTGCTGAGTTGCCTTTGAGCAACTCTGCTATGAATCTTTCCTGTTTACTAGTCAATGGATGTATTTGTTTTATCTTGTCTTTACTCATGCCACAGATTGTAGCTGTACTGCGTACAGTTTTAAATACACCGGCTAGAACATAGGCGATACGTTCACAAAATATTTCTTGTAAATAAACGTTGCATTCTGTGTGACATTCTATAATATGCACTTTGTCAGCGAGAACTGTACCTCAAACAAAGGTCACGAGTTGTTCAAAATTTGATCAATTGCGCAGTTACTACCCTCCCTGATGATCTCTTGATCTAAACCTTGATTGGTAAATACAAGAAATCAAAAGTCCGAAAGACATTGGTAGCGTGGGACAAGTACTGCCACCCACGTTAAAGAAGGGAACTTCAGACAAGTGGCTTACATATCTAGGTCGAGGATATAGAGCGTAGGAAAGAACGAAACATTCAGAACTACCGGAGCAATTAAAATACGAGACATACATTTTAGGTCAGCAGTTGAAACACTGATTCAGTTATAGGGAATTTCAAGTACAAGAAGAGAGACACAATAGCCAACGTTGTTGGCAGTCACGGTGCGGTGTGACGTGATACGGTTTGGAAAGAAAAGAAACGAAGCATTACTGATAGGTTGAGTAGACGAGGGGCAAGTTTGTGTGTAGCAAGCGAGAGAGAAGACGGGCTTATAACGAGTCCGTTTCTTTATGGGTACTTTAATTGGTATTCATAAAGAAGCGAAGGGCTTCAATTTAATTATTTAGGAGAAATCAATATGAGAAAAGAAAAAGTAGTTGTTACGAGAATTTCGGATTACGGGAAAGTACTTGGAAATAAATTCAAAGATGCTCTTGGTAACTGTAAAGAAAAAGAAATTGAAATTTGCAGAGCAGAGATTCGTACCTACAACAAAATGGTGCATTTACTACAAGGTAATGGATTAACAAGATACGACATGAGACCGGACAGTTATTTTGTTTCCGCTACGGTGGAAGACTTAAAACCTATAGATGCTATCTTGTTGGTTGATGCTGTCGCAAAGTCGAAAGAAGATCATAAAAGAACAATGGCATTCTTTGATGCTATGAATGAGGGGGTGAAGTAATGAGAATTACAAAACAAAATATCGAGTCAGCATTAGTTAGATTGAACGGGCTATTAAATGTTCCGGAAGCTTACGAGAAGGACAATCAAGGAAACATTTTAAGATGTGCGGACGGTTACATGGTTCAATGTGAAGGGCACTATTACCTACAAAGTTGCTATGGCAAATTCAAGATTGAAAGAATGTGCAGATATGGTTCAGCAGATGCCACACAGCTTGGCACTAAGTCTGAAGCCTATTATCAAGTAAAGGCAATGATCGAAGGTATTGCAAGTTACAAGCATTCCGTATCAACAAGGGTAGGTGATGTGAAAGTAATTGATAGGTATAGGAGGTGAAGTAATGTCTACAAGATGTTTAATAGCGTATCAAAAAGAGTCCGGTGAAGTTGAGTCTGTTTATTGTCACTTTGACGGTTACATTTCCGGTGTTGGTAAAATGCTCGTTGAGTATTACGGTGACGAAAGTAAGATACAGAAATTAGTAAGTGGTGGAGACTTCAGAAGTCTACAAGAAAATATTTCCGATATTGAATACTATGATGATGTCTCTACTGTAAACAGTAATGAATACTGCTTTGTTAGTGATGCAGACCCACAGTATCACGAATATTTATACAAGTTTGTTTCTAACAATAGCAAGTTTAGAAACTCCGGCTATTGGCAAGTATCACAAGCAAAGAGAGTAGAAGTCGAAGACGGATATAAAGAGTTTGCTTATTACTATTCTGAGTTTGAAAAGGTTCAGACTTTGGTTACACAAATAGAACAAGCTAACGAAACAAGAAGAGGTGCAGACAATGGCAGAGTTTGAACACTTATATGAACTCTTGGATGTTTTGTTTGTAGAGTTAGAGAGTCTAAGACTTTCCGGAATTATAAATATGAACGGTGCTCCTCGTTGGCTTGAGAAGACTTATGGCTTAAGTAGTGCGGAAGCTAAGTTTGTATTTATGGCATGGGTTGAATTTAAAAGAGAGGAACATGAAAAAATTTGTAGCTAAAAAAATATATCCGGAAGGATATTTGTACAGGGATTATGTGATAGAGAGAAGGCAAGAAAACTATGTGTTTTATAGTATAGGCGAGACTGTGGATGCTTTAGGCAATTATAGAGTGCCTACTCAATCATCACATTATCACAGTGTGGAATGGCACGATTCAACAGATACTTTGCGAGATGCCAAATATCTTATTGATACTGTGTATTACAAAGGAGATGAGAAATTATATTAAAACTACTGATGTGCTAGTGAGATTCTAGCGAAACGAATTAAATAGATTCATAGTCTAGCCCGTATGGGTTTCGTCTAGTTGTTGGACGTTTGTATATTGAACGTTCAATATTTGTATTACATAGGAGAGCAATTATGCAAACATATATAAAACCTTCAGAGTTGAAGAGTAAGTTGGAAACGTTGATATCAATTAACAAGCCGGCTTTTATTTGGGGGGCTTCCGGTATCGGTAAGTCAGAGATTATTTCTAAGGTAGCGGAGAAGCTAGACTACAACTTGATTGATGTCAGAGTTTCTTTGTTAGACCCTGTAGACCTGAGAGGTGTACCTAGTGTCGAGAACGGTGTTACTAAATGGAATCCACCGATATTTTTACCACAGGAAAACGACAAGCAATCAATCTTGTTCTTGGACGAATTACAACACGGTAGTCCGAGTGTTAAGAATGCTTTGTTTCAGTTGATCAGAGACAGAAGAATAGGTGAGTACAAGCTACCGGATTCTACTATCATATTGGCGGCAGGCAACAGAGTGTCAGACAGAGTTGGTGCTAACAAGATCAATGGTGCATTGGCTAACAGGTTTTCGCACTTACACCTTGAAGCAGACGTGAACGATTGGGTTAAGTGGGGCATGAGCGAAGGGAGTATAGACCCTAACGTTATTGCTTTTATCAGATACAGACCTGAGTTGCTTTTTGATTTCGACAAAGATTCAGTTGCGTGGGCTAGTCCTAGAACATGGGAATCTGTTTCGGATATTGTGAAAGCAGATAGCAAAGGTATGGTTGTTAACTCGCAAGATCAATCACTAATTGGCGGTACGGTTGGCGATAGTGTCGCAATAGAGTTTTGTGCATTCATGGGCATGGTCAATACCTTACCGGATGTTTCAGCGATCATAAAAAATCCTGAGACTTACGAAATATCAGACGACCCTTCGGTTCTGTATGCACTAACCGGTGCACTAGCTAGAAGATCAGATGCCACGAACTTTGATGCAATCATTACCTATATGACTAGGGATGAGATGAGCAATGAGTTTGCGGTTCTTTGTATCAATGATGCAATCACAGTCAATCCTAAATTAGCGAAGACGAAAGCCTACGTTGATTTCATGGGTAAATATCAACACATAATGTCATAAGGAGTAACTATGTTATTAAATGAAAAAGCAGTACTTGTCAGTCCGGTTATTAGGAAATGGAATCCTAGAAAGGTTGATAAGAGATTAGTTGAAGAGGTAGCTACCAATTACGGTATTAACTCTAAGGTTGTAAGTGCTTCTAAGAAATTAGTTGCACTTAACGAGGATGTGTTTAAGAGAATAGAAACGTGCGATAAGAAGATTAGGAATCACGTTTTCTATTCGGTTGGTCAAGGTTGCACCGGTTTCTGTGTGCCTTATGATCACAAGGGCAAACACTTGTTACCAACAGAACTTGAAAAATCTTTTTGGGATAGGTTCAACGAACTAGCAGACAACAGAGAGAGACTTGTAAAACAAGTCGTAGATTCTTGGGAGCAGATTGTTGAGAGTGCAGAAGAAGAACTCAAAGGTTTGTTTGATGCTAATGATTATCCTAGCAAAGAAGAGATTGCTAGTAAGTATGAATGCAGAGTGATTAGAGAATCACTTCCGGATGAAGCTTACATTGGCAAGAATGATTATCAAGTTGACGACCCTAGATATGGTGTTTCACAGTCGGATGTTGTAGAGGTTGAGAGCAGAACTAAATCACAAGTTGAGCAGTCTACAGAACAGGCTACTACAAACATCAATGTCTTATTGACTCACTTAACAGACTGTCTCAAGAATGATAAAACTTTCAGAGACAATTCTTTTGATAAGGTCAAGAATGCTATTGATTGTTTCGGTGCGTGGAACTTCAACAACAATCCTGATCTAGCAGAAGCCAATACTATTCTTGTAGATGCAGTCAGCAAGATAAACGGTGCAGATGATCTTAGAAAAGACTCTACAAAGGTTGATGAATTTGTAGAAGCTTCAGACAAGGCTTCTGAAATTTTAAATAACTTGGACGGTGTAATATGAAAACAACAAAAGCTTCAGAGATAATGACGAAAGCAAGAATCAGACTTGTTAGTACTCATCCTTTCTTTGGTAATGCTTCAATGAAGTTGAAGCTTATCGAAGACCCTAACATTGAGACTATGTGTACTAATGGCAAGGAGATAAGATACTCACCGGCATTTGTAGAAGACAATATCATGCTTCACAATGTCGGGGTGCTTGCTCACGAAGTTATGCACGTTACTAATGGGCATTGCCTTAGAAGGGGTGATAAGAACGCTAAGCTGTTCAATGTGGCTTGTGACTATGCTATCAATCCTATTCTTGTAAACGGTGGCTTTGAATTACCGGAAGGTGCACTTCTTGATGATGCTTATAACGGTATGAGTGCAGAAGAGATTTACAACTCATTACTTGATGATTACGAGCAAGAAGAAGGCGAGTCCGGTGGTGGTGGTGACGGTGACGGTGAGACTACAGACGAGTCCGGTAGCGGTGACGGTGACGGTATTGGTGACGGTAGCGGTGACGGTGAGTCGGGTGAGTCGGGTGAGTCGAGTGAGTCCGGTGATTCCGGTGACTCATTGGATGATTGGGTACAAGATACTTTTGGTGATCAAGCCGGAGAGTTTGAAGATCAAAAGAATGCAGACGGTTCTAGTATGGACGAATCAGAGAAGCAACAAGAACTTTCAGACTTGACTATATCTAATTCTCAATCAGAGATGAGGGCTAAGTCGCATGGCAAAGGCGGTGGCGGTTTTGCTTCTGAGTTGAAGGGTGCTACTAAGAGTGCTATTGCATGGGATGATGTACTGTTACCTATATGTCAAGATGCTTTATCAGACGAGCAGACATTCAACAGACCTAACAGACGATACATTGCTCAAGACTTGTATATGCCTAGCAATGACAAGTCAGACATTAGATGTGCGGTCATTGGGCTTGATACTTCTTATTCTGTAGATGATCACTACTTGAGATTGTTCAAGGGTGGTGCACAAAGAATCTTTGAGGATGTCGGTTTTGATAAGATTTACGTTGTAGATTTTACTGATAGAGTTGAGAGAGTCACAGAGTACAACAGAGGTGACGAATTCAATATGTCAGATAGATTTCATGGCGGTACGCATTTCTCTTCTGTTACTGATTGGATAGAAGATGAAGGTATCAATCCTTCTATTCTTCTTTACATGACAGACGGGTTAGGTCGTGCACCTCTTGAGCCTGATTATCCGGTGGTGTGGTGTCTACCTGAGAAATGTGCTGATGATCACACTTTGCGATATAGCGGTATTGATCAATATGGCACTGTGATTCCTATGCAAAAAGTATGTTAGCGCAGAAATGCATAGATATTTATTTACCTAGTCGTTTCGGATATGTGACGAACTAGGTAGGTAAATATTGAACGTTCAATATTTAAATAATGATAGTAGTTGATGAGACTACACAAAACAAAACAAGGAAAAAAAATGATAAGTAATGAAACAGAATGGTTGGTTATAAAAACCAATAAAGATATGACTATATTTACACAAGTCGTTGAAGCAAGTGAACTCAATGATGCTTTGAACCTAGCAGAAGAAACTTTTGAATGGGAAAGACAAGCTGACATTTTTGCTACTTGCCGAGATAATTATTACGAAATTTTAAATAAATTTGGGTTA